TTTTTTTTTAAAAGTGCAATGAGTTATTTATTAAAAATTAATTACCTTTTACAGTACATATTAAATTTGCTTTTTAGATTACAATTTTGAGTGATTATCCTCTGAGATATATAATTTTACTTTAATCTAATACATGCATATTCTCTTTCAGAATCGTTACTATCTGCAATATCATGGAGATATAAATACCCGTTTGCAATGGTATACTTGTAATGACGCAAAAGATCGTTGCCCATAATTGGTTTCGTGACTTCTGCGACGATGAAAGTCCAGTTGATGGTACGCTCAGTATGTGGCCGCGTCAGATTCACTTCTTTTTCTCCATAAATTGTTATCATAGATTTGTTAATACTTATGAATTGTCTTTTAGAAGTTCTAAAATTCCCTCTCAGTTGTTGAGATACATGAGGCGGTATCATTGATACTACTGATCCGGTGTCTAGCAAGAAATAGATTTGATTAAAATTTACGTATGTTAATAATTGGGTATTTACCAGGGGTATTTTAAGCAAGTGGTGAAGTAAAAAACTATTGACACTAGTAATAATAAAAAAATAAAAAATAAACTTTATAAACATTATGACGTCTAGTACTAAGGTCTACGCGAATGTAA